TTGATGCAGACTTCGACTTAACACCAGAGGATAAATAATGGAACAGAAAGGAATATTGATGGGCAAGAATAGCTCAATAAATATGTATGAGGAAGATGGCTTACTACATTTTGTAGTCGACCCAAGCGTAGAGTGCGGACCATCAGCTAGTGGTAAAACTATATTAGTAGCATCATCAGGCGGTAACGCATCTATAGAGTTAGAAAATGGCAGAGTACTAAAACTCGGCTTAAATCTATACTACTAGGAGAAAGAGATGGCAGCGAACTATACAGACAAACAGGTAGAGCATATGATAACAGCATATGTAAAGAACCCCTGTAGATACACAGTAGATATGTTAGCCGAGGACTTGGACAAGAGTGTAAAGTCTATAATTGGCAAACTAAGTAGAGAAGGTATATATCAAAAGCAAATATATACCACAAAGGCTGGCGAAGTACCAGTAACAAAGGAGTACCTAATCGCAGGATTAGCAGAACTCTTTGAAGTAGATAGTAGTAAACTAATGGGACTAGAGAAAGCCCCGAAGCAGGTAATAAAGTTCTTGCATGACACGATAGGAGATGTAGACAATGGAAGTAGCTAAAAAATATCATGGCATGATAGAAAAGACTTTATACATAATGGAAGAAGTAACAATCATAGCTGACAATGAACAGGAAGCTGAAGACAAATTATTAGACGGAGAATATGAAACAGTCAACACAGAAATACAAGAAGAAAAAATCAATAGTGAGTGGATACATTCTAGTGAGCCTCTGTCTGTTGATGAATTCATGCAGTTCGACAATGGTCAAGGTGGGGTTTCCTAATGGAATTACAGTTCGACACGGCAGTGATAATACTACTAGCCTTGGGATTACTCTACCTTTATATAGACAGCAACAGCAACAATAGATTCTAGTGATATGCACTCTTAGCTCAACTGGATAGAGCAACAGCCTTCTAAGCTGTAGGTTTCAGGTTCAAGTCCTGAAGGGTGTACCACTATCTTAACTAAAACCGTAGCGGGGTTTATTCTAACCCTTAACGCTATATCTTAACTAAACCGTAGCTATCTAGTATAAGCTAGGGGAAATTTCCGAAAGTGAATGCAGTATAGTACCAACCGAATAAAGTCAATAACAGTTAGTAGTAAATAAAAAATTTTGAATTGGGGGAAGTATGGAAGAATATCCAGTTGGTTTTTTAACGCAAGTGTAGTAAATAGCTTAGACTGCTTATTGACCCCGTTATAGTAAAGTTTATATCGTGGTCAATATGGTTGCTTTAATCGCATTAATAAACAACATTTAATCGAGACATTAGCTTTCGAGCAGTCATTCCTAGGGGAATGCCATCTCTCAGGTAATGCTCTTTGGATTAGGTTTTGTTGAATTGAATGAATATCGGTTAGCAGTGTTATTATCAATTATGAATATATTATACCATAACTTTAACAAAATAGCAATGTATATTTATGCTTACCTCATCGGCGAGCAGTGCTGTAGGAGTTTTATCTAACATAAAAAAGTGTATTTTATGAGTAGGGAATCATGATTGTAAGGATTATTTTCCACCATGTCTAAGAGGTGTTAACTGAGAGTCGCGATGTCTCTTCGATTCTCTACGCTTAGCAGCGTTTTTTAGCCGTTGTTTGCGTTGTGCAGGCTTCTCGTAAAACTCTTTCTCTCTGACTTTTTCTAGTTTACCATCACGCTTGACTCCATTACGGAAGTTCCTGAGTATTCTATCAAAGTTATAATTTTGTGGTTTTTCTTCTCTTCTCATCTGCGTGTGGTGTCGAAAGTGAAGCCTCTTTTTCTGAGGTAGTGGACTTTACTAGTAATGGCAGAGGGTGTTTTTCCTAGCTTATGCGCTATATCTATTAATTCCATCTCGCCGTAATGCGTTTTTAGGTCTTTGACTTGCTTATCAGTCCATCTATTGTTTTTTATCATAGATACATTATAACAAATATGAGAGCAGAAGTCAAGAACTATTTTTAAAGTGTTTCATATAATGTACATTGTATATTTTAAGAAACATAATTTGAGAGAGTATTTTTTAGTTCTTGACATCGCACTTAAAAAGGTGTATAATGTATCTATAAATTAAATAAACAAGGAATATTTTTATGATGATAAACTGTAGTGTGCGTTACTCCACTAGTGGGCGTAAACGCAAGACAAAAGCATTTAGTAAAGCTAAAAAACCAGAGTGGAAAACCTTCGCGGCGGACACCAGCAAAGCTTTGCTAGTAGAAAAGTTACAAGAGATTCCTAGTGCAAAACTTACAAAGTATGCAAAGCCTGTGGACAATAGTTGGAAAGTGGAAGTTAGTAAAAACTTTACTGTAGCTCCTGCTTATAACAAGGGTGCTTACCAAGTAATACCACGAGGAGATGTAGAATGGATTGGCAAATAATAAGTATAGTATTCGCAGCTGCTTGCAGTGGACATCTTATGTTCATAGTAGGCAAGAAACAAGGTATTAGTAGAACACTAGACTTCCTTAAAGCGGATGGACAAATAGACTTTGACGAGGACTGAAATTTAATTCTTGACAAGGGTGGTAATTTTTGTTATAATAGTAGTATAAATTTGAAATAATTTATGTAATTTTATGCGGAGTTGTAGGGACTTCCACAACAAAACCTTACATATGTCTGACGCGAGTAAGAAACATCTAAGTTTCTGAGGGTTGTGGTAGGAGCTCCGCTTTCCACCAGCGGACGGGTTTTGTTAGATATAGAACTTAATATAAATAGAGACGCCGCAAGGGTCTCACAGCGCGTGCCGAAAGGACGCAAACAGGAGAAAACCAATGACTGGATTAACAGCATTAAACTTTAACGACTTTGACAAATTATTTGTCGGGTTCGATCGCTTGAATAAAGAGCTTACGAGAAGAAATGAGAGTTCACCTCTTACTAACTATCCAAGATACAACTTAGTAGCAGTTGCCGATACGGGATACCGCATCGAAATAGCGCTACCGGGCTGGTCAAAAGAAGATATCGACATCAAGCAACACAAGAATAAACTTACTATAGAAGGAACGGAAAAACAAGAATTAGATTCTAAAGAGGAACACTATATCCATAAAGGATTGAGTGGTAAAACCTTTAGTAGGATCTTTACACTTGGCGATTGGGTAGAAATATCTGACGCGGAATTCAAGAATGGTATGTTAGTTATTAACCTACAGGTGAATACACCTGAAGTAAACAAGCCTAAGACGATAACAATAGGCTAGGAGAAAAAACTCATGCATTATGCAAAACGATTTCTTAACAGTCGTTATGCTCAAATGCAAGCGATTCGACTGTTAAAGAAGAAATACTGTCCTCACGGGGACACATGCGAGGTAATTATTATGATGACATTATGCTTTGGAACCATGTATCTAGCGATGCTACCAATTCTATGATTATCACTAATACTGCTTTAGCGATGTTAGAAAAGAGAGTCGCCTCAAGTAGCAATGCTTGGGGCGCTCGACTTAGTGTAAAAAACGCAGGATGCGGAGGGTACACATATGAGTTAAGTTATGCCGAAAGCCCTAATTTAACTGATGTGGTTTACCACAATATCTTAGTTATTGATAAACTAAGCACGGAGTATCTAAAAGATGCAGAACTGGATTGGGTGGTATCTGAACTATCAGAGATGTTTGAAGTCACCAACAACAAAGAGAGTGGACGCTGCGGTTGTGGCGAAAGCTTCTACATATAGGAATATTATGAAAACAAGTAAAGCAGGTATAGACCTGATTAAACAATTTGAAGGTTGTGAAACCAAAGCGTACAAATGCCCAGCTGGTGTTTGGACTATAGGCTATGGACATATTAAAGGCGTAAAAGAAGGCGATGTAATTACAGAGCAACAAGCCGAAGAGATGTTAATAGCAGAATTAGATGAGTATGAAGGGTACATTAATGTTAATGTAGCACTAACACTCAAGCAGTGCCAATATGATGCTATGGTATCATGGGTATATAATTTAGGTGGCGGAAATTTAAGGTCATCTACACTACTAAAAGTAATCAATGCTGACGATATGGACGGAGTTCCAGCACAAATGCTAAGATGGAACAAAGCAAATGGCAAGGTACTAGAAGGACTAACTCGCAGGCGTCAAGCTGAAGCGGACATGTTCAGTGGTAATTAAGCACGAAGGCAAAGAGTACCAAATCTCACAGGAAATGTGGGATGCAATGAATGCTGATGCACTCAAGCGTGACATGACCATAGATGAGTATGTAGTAGAAGCATTCACCCTTAAAAGGGAGCATGATGCAAAGCAGTAAAGACACTAACGAATATATAGTGTATTCAAGTTATAGTAAGGACAGCAGGGAAGCTGTCATAATAAAGCATAGACAGAACGGCAGTTGGGGAGTTATACTAAAAGAAGAAGGCAAGTCCGACTTCCTAGAGTGGTATCCCACACACAGCGAAACATGGGCAGAGAACACTGCCGAAAACTTTGTAGAAGGTATCAAACAATGAAAGGACTTTGGAGAATCTGGGCAAAAAGCTTAGGAGAAAAAGTTGGTGAGACAGACAAACAAGCAGACAGAGTAGCAATAATAAGAACAATGTGGTGGTTTACACACATGGCAACATGTTGGTTTATCATGTTAAATGCAATAGCCAACCATGGCTGGGGATTACTAGGAGTATGAATACAATGAATAATTGGTGGTCAGAAATAGAAATACTTAAACAAACGATTGCAGAACAACAAGAACAAATACAGAAAGCCTACATTAGAATTAAAGAGTTAAACGAGCGGATATCAAAAGAAATTGTAGAAAGAAACATACTAGGACTTACTATTCCTGAAGACAAGCCAGTCGACTCTACTCCGTACAGTCATAATAGAGAGCTAGATAACGCAGGTATGTACGATTAGCTATGATGAGATTCAAAATGATTAACGACAAAAGATGGCAGGATAGTAGTGATGGTTGGGTAAAGACCATGAACGAAAGCAAAGAAAGGAAAGAACAAATGGAAAGACTAGAAGCATACGAAGTGGTGATTACATTCACACAAGATATAAAAGAAGGCGACCCCTTCGACTGGATTCAAGACGCATTAGATAATAGTGACTTTAGTAAAAAGGCAGTAAAAATTCTAGCGACTGATGTAACGCCCCTAGATATATGGAGCGACGAGAATAAATGGATGCGCGATGTTAGTAAGACTTAATAACTTAAAGAAAGGAATTAAGGCATTACGAGCTAATCAAACAAACACAAGCCCCAGCGAATGGGCAAGGCTCGAAGAAGAGATTAAAGACTTAACTTTGAGAGTAAAGGACATAGAATGTCAAATCAAGAACAATTCAGCGGAGACATGAGCCGCAACGAGGTAGAAATTGACCTCAATAAATTCATGGCAATGGTTTCAGAAATCGGTGAACTAAAAGCCAAAATAATGGACTTAGAGAACGATAAAGAGCCAGACAATCCCTACCAGAAGTACATATGGATGTCAAACATGATAGATGCGTGGAGAATATTCCCAAGAGCATTTTTATCTGTATACATCTTTTTATTGTACTACTGCACAATGTGGTTCATGGAATTACCTGACCCATCAATGGAGCAGTCAGGATTAATATCAGTAGTAGTTGGAGCAGGTGCAGCCTGGTTTGGACTATATGCAGGAACAGCAAAAGATAAGATTAACTCAAAATAATACTTGACAAGGTGTCTAAAATTATGTATAATACATTATGAATTTATTTTACTTAGACGAAGATTTAGACAAATGCGCAGAAGCCCATGTTGACAAACATATTGTCAAGATGCCTCTAGAAGTTGCTCAAATACTATGCACTAGCATATGGATTGATCAGTTTCTAGGCTTCGTTCCACGCGCACTCAACAAAGAAGAACGAGACTTACTCAATTCTGAGAAAGCAAAGATCAAGCATCTACCCCCAGTAGAAAGACCAGTCACCCCGTACCTTCCTATGATGTATAACCACCCCTGTACTATATGGGCGCGCTCATCATTAGATAACCACGAGTGGACACACTGCTATGGCAATGCTTTAAATGACGAGTATAGATATAGATATGGCAAAGAACATAAGTCCATACACGAAGTAGTAAATAAATTACCAGAGCCAGTAAATATGCAAAGAGTAGGCTTTACACAGTTCGGATTGGCTATGCCAGAAGATCTTAAAGATTATGATAATCCCATACAATCGTACAGAGACTATTATCATCTTGACAAAGCAACTTTCGCTAGCTGGAAGTACAGAGATAAACCACATTGGTGGAATGAGGACTACGCAGACTATGAGAATAGAATTACAAGAACAGCCTAGAATATCAGTATACTTTCCAGAGCATTGGACAGAATTAGAAATAGACACTTGGCTAGCCAGGTGGTATCAGAACAATAACCAGACACA